GAAAACAAAAACTTAGTAAATAAAACAACAATAAATCGATCAAAAGATAAAAGGAAAGCAGCATAGAAATTCATGATAAGATATTCCAATCAAGCTAGTAAGCAACTTATCAATGTTTACGAGCCTTTCAACCTGGACTAAATTCCGAAGATATCATCAAGAGTCTCTTGCATAGAAATTCCTGCCTCCTCTTCATCTCCGAAATCATAAGCCAACTCCTCTATCCTAGGTAACTCCTCATACAACATTTCTTGGAAATTTCCCAATACTTTCTTCAAGTCAACAGTTGGTAATTCATCTCTGACTTGGTTGTACGTCTTTATTTTCCTTGCCTGGACAGTTACTGGGATATTGATAGGTGGATTCACAGATAGTATCTGGCCTCGATATATGGAAATATCACTCGTGTCAAGGTCTATAGAAGGGCACAATTGGGTCGCAGCTAGCCATGTCCAGGTTAGTGCAATGTCATTTATTGTGTTCTTAGCTGTTGCCGGGTCTCTAAGTAATCTATTAACCTTCTGAGACATTCTTGCTATATACTCAGGTGCCTCCATTCTAGCCATCCAAAGAGCTACTGCTGAATAGCAACCTAACATTCCAGCAGGTGTAGGTTGTTCCTTGGCCATTTCTGCTGCTGCTTGGAGTAGAAGACTTTCATCATTCATCTGTGGTACACCTCCTATTGTTCTTACATATGAACATATTATATTATTTCTTGGCATTACAATCATACCTCTTATCGTGCTTCCTGATGATGATATGCTAGGTGTCGCTGACAAGCCAACTCTCTGTTGTAAAGTCATGCTAGATATGACATCTGATGCTTTCTTTGGGCCTCCATGAAACTCAGGATCTGCAAGTGGGTATTCTCCTTCTCTTTCAAATACCACAGGTTCTACAGACATACAGAATGAAATCATGTAATCTTCTGTGTAGATATCCCTAAATATAGTCACTAGTGTTCCTCCTATGAGCGCTAGGTTAACATACGTGGTCAGTGCAGCCTCTGCTCTTTTACATCTTATTATACCATATTTGTATGAAGTCTGTGTCATCGATGTCATTGGAGATAGTGTTTCACCTCCTTTGATGGTAATTCCTCCTGTGATATACGCATGTGCCTCTCCTTCACCTTTCTGTACATCAAATCCTATTATACCTGCATATGATACAAAACTGCTAAGATGTGCTTGCATAAGAGTCATGCACTCATCCAATTCTTCAGAGCTTGTAGATTCAAAGTCTATCAGCTTGCCAACAAATCTATGCGGCTCAACAGTAACTCCCATCAGTGCAACTGTTGCATTAGCTGATGGCTCGAAACTCTTCATTAATTCTTCTTCCACTTCCCATGGGTATTCTGTGATAGATCTTGATGCAGGCGCTAGAATGACTTCATAGAATGATGTCAATATGTTTTTGAACTTGTTTATATTTATAGCGTAACCGTCCTTTCCGATTGACCCTAATCCTTTACCTGAGTAGGTAGCTGACTTGCAGTACTTATAGTGGACATGAGCTCTTGAATATATATCATTTGTTACTTCAGTTGTACATAGGTTGATATGATCTCTTCCAAATGTTGGCTCACCATCATTTGTCACATAACCGAGACTGTCAGATATGCTATACTCATCTAGCTCAAATGTCGCATATTGTGATGCCTTTTCTCTGAATTCTTTGAAAGTTGTTATATCAGGATACACTCTAATCATGTGCTCAACAATTGAATATAACTTACATAACTGGATCTCTGCAGATATCAGGTTATATGGCTTGCCAGTTCCTCTATGCTCAGATTCCCTTAGGATAGATTTGGTGGCACTAAGAACATCGAGTACTTCGTCTATATCTGCCCTCATTATTAATTTCCTGGCAATTTCATTTCTCCTCCATCTATTCGCTACACATATATCATACAGGTAATTGATAGTGTTCTCATAAGCCTCCTGATAAGCTGCTCTGTGCGCTGCTGTGAATCTTCCTGTCATCTGACCATGTGATTTCATAACGATAATTTGGCCTGGCTTCACAAGCATTGACTCAGAAATCAACCTCTCTATTTCATATATGATGTCTTTACCAGCTATTATGATTGGACTCAAATCTCCTTCGTTACAGCCTGGTATATTCGCAGATAGCAAGATATCCACACAAGATCTGGCGTTGTCCCTAAATACACTAAATGCAAAGGATGTATTGATATCAGACATTGTCGCATCTGAGTATCCTTCTCTAACAGCATCTCTTATGAGCTTTTGAACCTCCTTCCTATACCCTGCTTTCATAGAAAACCAAGAGGCCTCTATCACCGCCTTTCTATATATGAATGACTGATTAAATTGTATACTAGGGGTCATCGTCTCAGGGATTGTTCTTGCATTTTTGCTTCTAACTATGTCCTTTAACCAGTTTGATATACCCTTTATTGCCAGGAAGTTCATCATCTTTATCTCTTCGGGCGTAAGATCTATTTCCGCTCTCTTTGCATTGTCTATTGAGGAGTACCATCTATGAAATGTCACATGTTCCATGAAAGAGTCTCTATAATCTCTTATTATAGACTCGGATAGATCAGGGGTTATCCAAGGCCTGGGTAGTTTAGCATTAGGTACAGGGAATGAATTCTTATGCATGACCTCAAAATATGCAGGATCTATGGAGAAGCTATATGTGGATTTATTATACACTATCTCACCAGTTGAGCTTATCTCTGATAACCACTTGAAACATGAAACACCCCTCGCAGCTTCCAAGTAAGTCGTTCTATCAGCTCTATCAAGGTCATAGACATACCTTCTCAAAGGTTCTAGATATCTTGAACGACTAGACGCATCAAACATCCTAGGCATATTCATTGAAATGTCCCTGTTACCTCCCGAAGATCCAACACCTCTGTGTGCTCCAATCAATATGCCTTTTGCAATTGTAGGGACTCTAATTCCGACTGCACTGGCAAGAACCCTTACGAATGGCTCTGAATCAGGTGATGAAACTAATATCCTTGCCACAGTCTCAGCAAATAACCTGATTGTCTTTGTAGTAAAACCTTCGCCCTTCTCTGCATTCCATGCCATTGTTGTATAATCTCTTTGAAACCTGATGTGAGGTTCATTGTACATACTTTCAGCCTGGGAAATAGATGCTTCATGATCAACCTCAACTATGATCTCCTTTTGACCAGCAGAAGCGGCTAGTGCGATACGTGCAGAAGGACGTATTCTCATCATATTACAACCTGGGAAAGTCTTCATCTCTGATTCATCTATTAGCCTTTGGAAATTCACATCTGTTGATTCGACTTCATCTAGGGTTCTCTTCCATATTGCGATTGACTGTTTACATTTGTATGTGTCCTTCGCCTGTAATATCTTTATAGATGATCTTCTAATGATCTTTATCGCCCCAGATCCTTTCACAAGTGACAACGCATCACTGTACATCTTCCACTGTGGGGTTGCATATATCACATCAGATACAATTTGGACGTCTAAGTCATTCACCCCTATGATAACCTGATTTAGTCTCTCTCCCATTGCCGTTTTGAGTGGATTCTCAACATTCGTGGCGATCAGGTCTCCTTCATCCTTTATCAGATCAATAGCTTCGTTCAAAACGCCCATACCTGAAGTGTCAGGATGATTTGTGTTGAATCTACTCCCACTGAGTACACCGTCTATTGCCCTAGGCTTTTGCTCTGAGTTACATATTATTCCATGATAGATTGCGGCTGATATTCTTGCATTGACTCTTCCAGACAAGTAAATATCTGACAGGATTTCAGCGTCTTTCTCTATCGTCATAGTAGACATACTCTCTAAAGGAGAAGAGATCCTGAAGCCTCCACATGTAGAAGGTGTGATTAGTAAAAGCTCCAATTCATCTAGGGTGAGATCCGGGGTTATGTTCCTTAAGAGCCTAGACGCATGGAAATGTTTGAGTATGTACGCAGCAAGAGGGTCTCCACCGGCGCTTATATATGCAACAGATTGTGCCTCAACCGCTCTAATTCTATGTTGAAGTGGATTCAAACCTCTACCTGCCTCTGTCTTACCAATTGAACATAATTCTTTCATCCAAGAGTTAACAAACCTTGACCTATCACAGACAACTCCAAGGTACTCCCATACTACCGTAGAAACTAGTGTCTTGACCAAGTGAAATATTAACCCACAATTCATATAGACCCTCTGAATTGCCATAACCTTTCGCTTAGCAACTGCCTTGAAATCATCTCTGGGTATTGTGAACATTAGTAGGCCGTCATCTGAGAATGTGAGGAGGCTCCCACTTACACCTGTTGCATCTAGTGACATTTCCATTATAACAGCATGTATTGATGACCATATAAAGTTGAAGAATCCCTCAAAGCCCCCTTTGACGCAAGTTATAATATCAAAGAAGCCTCTTGTATTATGTATGACAATAGCAGCTCTGAACACAATGTCTAATCTAGATAACCAGTCACACCCTGTAATTTCACTTAATATTTCACCATAGAATCTAAGTAACTCCATTGGGAACTTCTTGGAGAACTCACTCATATCAAAACTAACAAAAGTGTTGACATTATCATCCGAAGGAGCCGCCATTGCACTGCAGAATGACTCTAAATCCATCCTAGATGCTTTAAAACTTTTCACAATTGAAACTCCAAATTGCTTGCCAGATACATGTCTCCCTACCCTTTCAGCTCTCTGTGTGATAGACTTTAATTCTTGCTCTGCCATATAAAACATCCTTGTCACTTTCTTGTGATATTCCCCGAACTTCGGCTCAGTTCCAACAAGATAAGTTGCTTCTGGATTTGACCTAAGGAAAGCTTCAAAATCTTCGGATGGTATATCTTCAGGGAGTTGACCTGGATATTTTGCCTCAAACTTCTCATGGAGCGAAATCACACTCTTAAATCTCTTTATTACATCTGGAGAATTGAGAGAATCGTTTCCTCTTATCGCTTCTGCAGCATCATTTACTGTGCCATATTGTTCTGATTTGTATTTGACCTTATCTTCTGATTGTTCATTTGTAAATTCCTCCTTTGCGATCTCCAAATCATCTATCATGACGGGTCCTTTCACCTGGGATGACTTGGAAGAGACAGGGATTTTCACTTCGTCAGGGTTTATCATATTCCTTACTTTATCGAATCGTACATTGGCCCAATGTGAGTAACTCATTCCTCCCATAACTGTCCTATCAGGCGCAGGTGATTCAGACATAACCTCCAATTTCTTACCTAGGTCAGTGTTCTGATTTATCATGCTCAATCTCACATCATATCCAAGACCCTTTAAAGACTTGAATAATGCTCTCCTTAACGTTCCCTTGAATCTCTCCCGTATATTCCTCTTTACCCTGTTTGGAGCTTGTAAACCTCTAATCGAATCGAAGACTGCTTGCATATTTGAATCAGCATGAGGGGTGATCTTATATATATTACAGAAATTTATCATGTCATTCACTGATTTGAAGTAAGATCTGATATATACGAGTGAATTCATGACCCTTTCTGATCTTGTTGTGTCCATGGTCGATAACATAGATTTCTCTTGATTGTCACTCATAATATTATCAGTAGCGAGTGATGCGACGAGAACGTTCTTACATCCTTTGATAACCTCCCCCAATGCATCTGCATCCTCCTCTATTGTAGACTCAAATGATTCAAGAAAAACCTCTGCATAACTTTGGTCCAGGTTCGACCTTCTGATTGACAGGGTTCCTACTTCTAGATGAGCAAAAGATTCCAGTACATTGAGTAACCTGTTGAAGTGAACTGGTGTCAGAATAGCTAAGCCTTTGTTAGATTCTATACATATTATTCTGTCCATATTGATTATTTTCAACCCCAATTTGGCCAGGTTCTTTGTGTTATCACCCCTAACATCAGGCAACTCAAGTACTCCTTCTTTCCTGAACTCAGATCTTATCTTAGCCAGTTTACTATTCGATTCATCCCTTGATCTCCTTAATAGTTCAGACAATGTTAGCTTCTTCGCTGCCAACGGGATAAGCTTATTATACTTCGCTACTAGTTCATTTTGTTCTTGGCTTGACACCCCTAATCCTAACCTATATACACCAGAATGGACGGAATTATAAAGCATGTCTAAAGTGCCTTTGTATATATCCATACTTTCAATTTTCTTTTCATATGATATCTTATCTAGCCATCTGAATGCTCTCCAGATTTGATAATTAGCCCTCAATATATTCTCTGGTTCCAACCTTACTACCGTCCTCGTCGAGCCCATCTCTTGAACTTCATTCTTAAAGTGTGTCGATACCTTATTTCTGATTGTATTCATATACTTACCACTCTGCTCAGATATGATAGACCCATTGAGTAGATGAGCCCTAAGTTCTCTATACTTATCCTTCTTAGTCACGTTACGTTTGATAGCCTCTCTGATACCCATCGCCGTTCCTATCTCCACCATAAGCAAATCAGATGTTAACAATCTATCAGCCATTCTTTCTTATAATTCCTATATTATTATATCACTTGTATATGCGTTTATCCCTTTGTCTAATACGACTATTGTTTTCTCTATCACGATTATATTG